GGTAAAGAGATTGCAATCAATGAATACGCATCAAGATACTTTGATGGTGGCGTAAATCCAACAGCGGTTATTAAATCTGCAAACCCTGATCTATCACAAGAAGAAGCTGATGCGTTAAAGAGCGCATGGATGGCAATGTACTCATCACGCAATAGATCACCGGTAGTTATGAACTCATCAACTGATTTTGAAGTATTAAGTTCTAATGCGGCTGAATCACAATTAGTAGAAGCACAAACAGCCGGACTAACAGAAGCGGCAAACATTTTAGGTTTACCGCCCTATTTCTTAGGATCACCTAATTCAAGCCGCACTTATTCAAATGTCGTAGAAGAAAATTTACAATTGATTAAGTGGTCAATCCAGCCAATCGCTGAAAGAATAGAAGCGGCATTTTCTGATCTACTTGTCCGGGGTCAAACAGCCGGCTTTAAATATGATTCATTATTAAAAACAGATACAGCAAGTAGATATAACGCTTATGCAACTGCCTTGTCTAATGGCTTCTTATCTGTTGATGAAGTTAGAAATTATGAAAATCTTGATCCTATGGATTATGAAGAAGGGGATGAACAAGAAAATGAAGTAGAAGGCGTGGATGATTCATTACAAAGTGATGTAGTAGATACAGTAGAGGATGAAAACTATGTCTGAGGAAAAAATGGAAAATAGAAATTACTCAGTAAATTTAGAGCTTCGCGCCAATGGAGATGGCCGCACTATTTTTGGTATTGCCGTGCCTTACAATAAAGAACAGCGAATCACCAGCACAATGATTGAAGTATTTAGAAAAGGCGTGTTTGCAGAAGTTATTAAAGCACCGCACCGGGTCAAACTTCTCAGGGGTCATGGTGAAAACAATGTGTTAGGCCGTGCCACATTACTTAGGGAAACTGAAGAAGGCCTATATGCTGAATTTAAAATTTCAAAAACGCGTGAAGGTGATGAAGCGTTAGAGTTAGTCAAAGATGGCGCGTTAGATCAATTATCAGTTGGATTTATGCCGATCAAGAATAAAAAACGGCCTGATGGGGTTATGGAAAGAATCAAAGCACATTTGGCAGAAGTATCACTTGTAACCTTTGGTGCTTATGGCGAACTGGCCAGCATTACAGGTATGCGTGATGGCCAACCACAAATGACACCTAGACTAGATGAAGCAAGGAAGATATTAGATGCCATACAGCGTAGTAAGTAACCACCCTGATTGTGAAGGGTATGCAGTTGTAAAAACTGATACCAATGAGCTAATGGGTTGCCACAAAACGCAATCTCAGGCAGAAGATCAAATGACCGCTATTAACATTTCAGAGTATGGTGAGAATCGTGCCGAAGGTTATGCACCTACTGATGCAATGAAGACAGAAGCACAAAGAGGATTAGATTGGCGTAGTGAATTTGGTCGCGGTGGTACAGAGATAGGAATTGCCAGGGCTAGAGATATTGTCAATGGTAAAAATTTACCTTTGGAAACTGTTAATCGTATGGTGTCATTTTTTGCTAGGCATGAAGTAGATAAAAAGGCAGAAGGCTTTAGCCCAGGCGAAGATGGCTATCCTTCTAATGGTCGCATTGCCTGGGCTTTATGGGGTGGAGATGCCGGCAAGTCATGGTCAGAAAAGATTGCTAACCAAAATCGTACTGAAGAAAAAACAAGATTTAACACTGCCCTACAAATACTAAAAGATTTAAAAAAAGAGATATAATTTTGTCAAGTCGTAGAACACCTAACCCTGGTATCCAGCGCGTTACACCTTCTCACTAAAACAACTAACTAATAGGAGAAACATGTCTAATACTTTTCTAACTTCTCTTCGTGAGAAGCGCGAATCAAAGACATCTCTAATTCAGGCAACTTTAGATCGTGCGGCAGAAGAAGCACGCGATCTATCCGAAGTTGAGTTGGCTAATGTAGAAGCCCTTAACCTAGAGATTAAAAAGTTGGATGAGCGAATTGAGCAGATGTCCGATATTGAAATACGCAATCAAAAAGCCGCTGATCTAGCCGCTAAAGTTGATGCAAACATTGAGCCAAAGAAAGAGGCACGCGCCGGTGGCTTTATTGTTACCAGTGAGGCACTTACTTACTCAGAGAGATCAAACAATGATTTCTTAACTGATGCACTAAAAGCACAATTTAAAACAGATGGTGAAGCTAGTGCGCGCATTGCACGCCACCAACAGGAAATGGCAATTGAGAAGCGTGCAGTTGGTACATCCAATTTTGCAGGCTTAGTAGTGCCACAATACCTAGTTGATCTGTATGCACCATTAGCACGCGCAGGCCGCCCATTTGCGGATGCCGCACGCAAGCATCAATTACCAACACAGGGTATGTCAGTAGTTATCTCTAAGATAAATACCGGCACAACTACTGCATATCAAACATCACAAAACACAGCCGCAGTATCACAAGATATTGAGGATACAACTCTAACTGTAAATGTAAACACAATTGCAGGCCAACAATCAGTATCTAAGCAAGCATTGCTACGCGGATACAACATTGAGGGAATTGTTTTAGGTGATTTGATTCGTGATTACCACACTAAGTTGGATAACTCACTTCTAAATGGTACAGGGTCAAATGGTCAACCATTAGGACTTGTAAACATGACAACTGGAGTTCTAGTAACTTACACCGCTACAACCGGTACAGTTGCAGGTTTGTATCCAAAGATTGCAGATGCAATTCAACAGATTCAAAGCAATATCTATGTAAATCCAAATGCAGTAATCATGCACCCACGCCGTCTAGGATTTCTATTAGCCGGTGTTGATAGTTCAAATAGGCCGTTGATTGTGCCGCAGGCATACAACCCTATGAACGCAATGGGTACAGGTAACGGCACACCTACTTACGGTAACTCAGGTTATTCAATTCTAGGATTGCCAATTATTGTGGATGCTAACATTGCAACCAATAAGGGTACAAGCACAAATCAAGACACAATCTTTGTGGTTGATTTGAATGAAACCCATCTATGGGAAGAAGCCGCCGCACCAACTTATGTTACATTTGAAGAACCAAATGGCAAGGTTGCAATTAATATCGTTCTATTCGGTATGTCAGCATTTACCGCAGAGCGTTATTCAAAGGCTGTTGCACAAATTAACGGTACAGGTTTAGCAACACCAAGTTTCTAAACCAATAAGTTTCCAGGCCGCTACCCTTCCAGTGGCCTGGATTCTAACTATGATCGGTATTTAATGAATGGAGTTTGTCTAATGTCCCAGGGCAGTACAGGATTTGGATACCGATCATGGCTATAACAAATGGATATGCAACATTAACTCAAATTAAGGCCTACATGTCTATATCAGATAATACTGATAATGACCTGCTAGAAGATTTAGTTGAATCAGCTTCAAGATCAATTGATCGGATTGCTAACAGAAGATTTTATTTAGATGCAACTGCATCAGCACGGCTTTATCGTGCTTACTCAGATATTTTTGTTTATGTAGATGATATTGGCACTACATCAAGTTTAGTTGTACAAACCGATTCAAATGGCAACGGCACATACGCAAAAACTTTAACTTTAAATCAAGATTACATTTTAGACCCATTAACCGCATCATCTTTAAACCGGCCATTTACCCAATTAACTATGGTATCTAATACCGAAACCTGGCCGATATTTCCAGGGCTAACACAAAATGGATTACGCCCAGGTGTACAAGTAACTGCAAGATGGGGCTGGCCGTCAGTGCCGGATGATATAAACATGGCCTGTTTAATTCTTACCGCTGATCTATACAAGCGTAAAGATGCCCCAGGTGGAATTTTAGGATTAGGTGATTTAGGTGTTGTAAGAATGTCCCCAATCGGTAGAGATGTAACCGCAATGGTTAGAGCATATAAAAAAGAAGTGGTTGCATGACCCCAAGTACAGTTAGAGATAATTTGAAAACTGCACTGCAAGCAATAACCGGCTTGCGTGTATTTGATTATGTGCCTGATTCTACAAACATACCAACCAACAACGCCTTTGCAATAGTTGGCCAATTATCTATGAATTATGATTACACATTAAACCGGGGCTTTGATTCAGCATCATGTCAGATCATTGTTGTAGTTGGTAGAATGAGTGAAAGAAATGGGCAGGAAAGATTGGATGGGCTACTTGCTTCATCCGGTTCAACTTCAATCAAAGCCGCCGTTGAAGTTGATAAAACTTTAGGTGGTGCTGTACAAACGCTCAGGGTTGTGTCTGCTTCCCCGGGAACAATAACATCCGCTAATATTGACTACCTAAGTTATCAATATTCAGTAGAGTTGATAGGTTAGTAACGAAAGGAAAAATATGGCCATATTTATGGGTAACAAAGTTGCCGTGATTGTTGGTACAACTACCATTACTGATCATGTCAGCACTGTAAGCCTAGCACGCGAAATTGATCAAGTAGAGATCACCGCAATGAATGACAATGTACAAAACATGATTGGTGGGATTGAACGCCCAACGCTTAATCTTGAACTGTACAATGATTTTGCATCAGCATCAGTGAACGCACTATTTGAAGATGCGCTAGGTACTAAACTGAATATCAAATTGATACCAGTATCAGGTACAGTAACCGCAACAAACCCAAGTTATACAATGTCATGCCTTATCTCATCATGGACACCTGTAAATGGTGCTGTTGATGCGGTAGCAAGCGTATCTGTATCACTGCCGGTAACTGCATTAACAAAATCAACAAGCGCGTAATAAGAAAAGGGTGGGACAATGCACAAGATTGAAATTGTTAAAAAAGATGGTAAAAAAGTAACCTATGATCTTACGCCATCCGCAAAGGTGGCGTTTGAAGCTGAATTTAAAACTGGCTGGCGTAAGAGATTAGGCGAACTACAAATGGAGTCGGATTTGTGGTGGTTTGCCTGGCGTTTAGAAAAAGATGCTGGCAAAACTGATTTAGCCTTTGGTGATGATTACATCAATCAATATTTAGATATTGATTTGGTTTATGATTCAAAAAATGGATAGACCGCCACGGCCAAATTTATGAAATCGCATCTGTGGCGGTTAGTACCGGGATCAGCCCTAAAGATTTATTAGAAGTTGATCCAGCGATTTATTCAGCCATTAAAGCTATCTTGCAAGAACGCCATTATCAAAACAAAAAGGCAACAGTTAGGCGAAAGTAATGATTGAACCTAGATACTCAGGATTGCCTGGCCGTACTAGATCATTGGCGGCAGTGCCATCAATCTATGTTGAAAATTTAACTGAACTTCTTGCAAAAATGAAAAAGGTTGATCCTGATTTACAAAAAGAATTTAGAAGGGAATTAAGTAAGGCTGTTAAGCCAGTTGCAAAATTAGCTCAAAGTTTTGTGCCACACTCACCATTCCCAGGATGGCGTGATGTTGAGCCTAATTATCCACCACAATGGGGTTGGGCTAATGATGAAGCACATAGGGGTAGAACAATTGGCCAGGATAAAAGAAGCCGTTGGAAGTGGTCGCAAACAGAAGTTATACGCGGCATAAGAGTTAGTACAGCTAAAAGTAAAGTACAAAGAATTAAAGGCGTTACATTTGGTGTAACTGCATTAGCGATAGTAAATAAATCTGTACCAGGTATAATTTATGAATTGGCAGGTTTTGGATCATCAAAATCAAGGGGAAGAACTAGGCGCGTAAGCCGTAACCCAAATGCTAGTGAATCGTTTATTGGTAAATTGCAAGGTACTGCCAATAGTGGTGCTTACAAAGAAAAAAGATTGATTTATAGGGCATCACAACAATTAGGTGGCCAAGTAAATGATAATCTATACGGAGTATTAAAAAAATATCTAGGCAAAGAATTTAGGGGTTAATCATGGCACTAAGTCAATATGTTGCGATTAACTTCTTAACCAAGTTTGATAAAAAAGGCTTAGAGCGTGCTACTAAAGAGTTAAAGGGTTTTGACAAGGTAGTTGCCACCGGTTCATTTAGATTAAGAGCCTTTGCCAAAGCCGGTGGGATTGCCGCCGCCGCTGGCCTTGCTTTATTTACTAAGCGATCAATTGAAGCGGCGTTAGCTCAGGAAAGATTAGATAAACAATTACAGCTATCATTAAGAAGCCTTGATGAAGAGTTTAGATTTCCCGAAGTAAAAGGGTTTTTAGATAGTTTAGAACGCGCAACAAATATTACTGGCGAACAGTTAGTACCTGCATTTAGAAAATTAGTAAGCCAAACAGGAGATTTACAATCAGCGCAATTTTTATTAAGCACGGCTTTAGATACATCAGCCGCGACAGGTGCGGATTTAAATAGTGTTTTAGATGCTATAAATAAAGCGGCAGTTGGTAATTACAAATCAATAGTATCCCTGGGTATTGGGTTCACCACCGCCGAAGCAAAGGCCGCTGGATTTACTAAGATTATTCAAAGCCTTGATAAGTACCAGGGTGCGGCAGAAAAACAAACTGAAACATTTTCAGGTCAATTAAAATCTTTTCAAATAAGCGCAGGCAAAGCCACCGAAACTTTGGGTTTAGGATTTTTAACTGCCGGCGCATACATAACCGGCGCACAAGGTAAATTAGATGTTTTTGGTGCAACCCTTGAAACTACTGCCACACAATTTTCAGATATTTTAGTTGGATCAGCAAAATCATTTGGCGATAAAGGTTTAGGTGGTTATTTAGATTTAGCGTTAGTCGCACTAGAAGGTTTAGTTGGCGAATCAGTAACCCTACAAAGATTAGAAAAAGAAGGCATTAAAGTAAGAGAACAGCGCATATTGCAAGAACGCGGTTATTTAGGTTTATCACAATTAACAATTGATGCGTTAGAAAAGCAAAGATTATATGGCAAAAAAGAATTAACCACAGAACAAATTTTAGCAAAAATACAAAAAGATATTTTGGCTAAAGAAAAAGCCATGACTAAAGAAAAACGCGCCCAACAGGAATTAGATAAAAAGAAGGCTGAGTTGTCGGCCATGTTTGATCTTGACCGGATTAACCTACAAGCGGCACTGAGCCGTAAATTAAATGGTGAAGATGAGTTGCGTGTAAAGATATTACAGAAGTTGGCAGATGGCACAAAGGCCGCCGTTGATGAAGCACAACGCTATGCAGATGTATTAAAGGTTATTGAAGATGGAAAAATCACTACTGATGAAATTGAAATGTTGGCTCAAAAATGGGGTATAAGTACTAAAGAAGTTGAATTATATTTGACTAAACTTTTTGCCGCTAATGAAGAGTTACGTAAAATGTTGGCATTGTTGGATGAAATAAATAAAAAGAAAATAAGCCAGGGCATACAACAGGTACAGGCTACGACAGCCAAAATTGATCAATTTGTTTATACAACTGCATTGGAAAGTGTTAGAAATTTAAATACTGATATTTCAGAATTTTTACAAAAAAATCAACCTGCACCAATAACTCAACAATCAGCATTAACGGATGTTAGAGCAACCAATACTAATATTGCTAGTTTTCTATCTCAATTTACAAGTGTGCCAAAATTGGCAGAAGGTGGAATCGTTAGCCAACCTACTTTAGCAATAATTGGTGAAGCCGGTTCAGAAGCGGTTGTGCCATTAGATCGCATGGGTAGCATGGGAACTACTGTAAATATCAATGTAGCCGGCTCAGTTATATCAGAAGGTGAATTGCAATCTGTAATTCAAGATGCTTTGTATAACTTAAACCGATCAGGTGCAGTAACTCAATTAACTAATTTAGGAAGATAATGCCAGCGGCAATATTTAGAGCTGAGATTGATTTCTCCGGCGGTGCTTCATTTGATCCAGCATTAGTGTTAGATGATCCTTCAACACCATTAGATGCCGCCGTATTAGGTACAGTTGCCGCTGATGTAGTAGATATTACAAACTTTGTAACTCAATGTTATATTCGCCGTGCATTTAATAGATCATCAGATTCTTTTATTGGCGGTTCTGCACGCATAACTTTTGTTGATGAAACTGGTGAATTTAATCCAGCCAATACCGGTTCTAGCTTGTACAGCAAGATTAAGCCTATGCGTAAAATTCGTTTTACGGCAGACTATTTAGGTGTTACATATAATTTAGGTTCTATGTATGTACAGGAATGGAATTACCAAAGCCCCACCGGATTTGATCCAGCCTATGTAACTTTGGCATGTGTAGATGGATTTCAATTATTAAACTTAACTACAATTACATCAGTTAGTGGTGGCATTGCCGGACAAACTACTGCACAAAGAATTTCAAGTTTGTTAGATGCCGGGGAATGGCCAGGTGGTATGCGTGATATATCTACAACCGCAACTACAACAGTACAGGCAGATACCGGTAATTCAAGATCATTATTAGCCGCCTGCCAAGAAGTAGAAACTACCGATTTGGGTTCTTTTTATATGGATCAACGCGGCTATGCAAAATTTTTATCACGCACTGACATTATTAGCGCATCAGGTGGCACGGCAACGGCCTTTAGTGATGTACCAGGCTCAGGTGATGTTACCTATCAGGCAGTGCAATTTGATATTTCAGATTATCAAATGGTTAATAAAGTAACAGTTACTCCAACTGGATTAACCGGTCAAACTGCCAGCGATACTCAAAGCATCAATGATTACTTTCAACATAGCCGGCTAAGAAACGGCATTATGCAAACAGAAGCGGATGCCCTAAATCAAGCCCAAATGATTATTGCTAGCCGAAAAGAGCAGGGCGTAGATTTACAGCTTAACTCACTGACAGTTGATGCCTTTGGTGAGGACGATTCTAGCCGGGTGGTAGCGGCTTTAAATTTAGATGTATTTGATCCAATAGAAGTAACTCAAACCTTACCGGCTGGCAATGTGGTTACAGATAGCGTGATAACAGGTCTTACCTATCAGATAACCCCTAAATCTTTCTTAGTAACTTTTACATGCGCTCAACCTTTTGCCGTTGGAATTGTGTTAAACTCAACTGTTGATGGGGTTCTTGATGAAGATTCTTTGGCTTATTAGGAGTGTGTAAATGGCAAAACAATCATTTAGCGTAGGGCAGGTTCTTACAGCCGCACAAATGCTATCACTGCAACAAACTGCAATGGGTGGTGGATCGGCTACTGCCAAAACTGCAAGTTATACATTAGTTGCCGCTGATGCCGGTACGGTGGTATCAGTTAATAGTACAAGTGCAACTACGATTACAGTTAATACAGGATTGTTCGCATCCGGAGATACTGTAACCATACAAAATTTAAATGAAGGGGTTTGTACAATAACCGCTGGTACTGCAACTGTTAATACTTCTTCTTCATTAGAATTAGCAGAATATGAAGGTGGTCAATTATATTTTGTAAGCGCTTCAGCCGCTATATTTTTCAAATCAGATGGCGGTGCTGCCGCTGCTGGTGGAATGACTTTAATTTCAACAACTACTTTAAGCGGTTCAACAACAACTTTAACAAGCATTCCCGGAACTTACAAAGATTTAAGAATAATTGTTAGAAATATGGATAGTAATAATGATCCTGCATATTTAGGAATAAGAATGAACGCAGATGCTAATTCTTCAAGGCATAGAAATATAACAAGTTTTGGCACAACAAATAACTCATCTTTTAACGATACTATTTGGGAAGTTATGTATCCAGTAGATGATGTAAGTATTGATAATTTTGCTTTAATAAATATTTACGATTACACAAACACCACGACATTTAAGATGGGTAATATTTTAAGTGTTGGAAATAATGAAACCACAGTTACAAACATAAATGTAAAAACAAGCCTTGGAATTTACAATCAATTATCTGCAATTACTTCTTTAGAATTTCGTGCTGTAATTGGAAGTTTTACAGCAGGAACAATCCTACTATACGGAGTATCATAAAATGACTAAGCCAACAATAAGAATCCACAATCTTGAAACAAATGAAGTAATTGATAGAGAAATGAATGACGCTGAGTTTGCTCAACATGAAATTGATAAAGCAAATGCTCAGGTAGCAAAATCCGAAGCCGAAGCAAAGGCAACGGCTAGGGCTGTTTTACTAAAACGTTTGGGAGTTACTGAAGAAGAAGCCAGGTTATTGCTTTCATAAGCATGTAGGTGATGGCCATTATTAGAGAACTTACCAGCCCTAATGGTTGGCCGGCTAGTGATGATCGCAAAGAATTAGGCATTGAAACCTTTACAGTGCCAGGCACAAAGATTAGGTTTGCATGTGCCAAAGCCGTTGCACCAATCCTAGTAAGTTTTGCTAAAGATTTCCATGAGCTAGTTGAGCCAATAGATCAAGGCCAATTAGATGATTGGGGTTATGCCTTTAGGCAGACCAGGGGATCAGATAGAATTTTAAGTAACCACGCATCCGGTACAGCCATAGATTTAAATGCAATTAAGCATCCGTTGGGCAAGTCAAATACATTTAATAAGCATCAGCGTAATACAATTAACCTACTCATAACTAAATATGGTTTGACTTGGGGTGGCAATTACAAACGGCGTAAAGATGATATGCACTTTGAAATTGCGTTAGATCAAAATGAAGTTAAACAAAAAATAAAAGAGTTAGGATTAAAATGAAATTAGATAAGAAGAAAAAAGAGATTCTAAAATCGTATGCCCGAAGCATTGCCGCGGCTACCATTACAACTGTATTAGCTTTGGTTGCAGATTGGAATCCTGAATACGCAATTTTGGCCGGTGCAATAGTCGCACCATTGGCACGATATTTTGATCCTAAAGATGATAAGTTTGGCATCAATAGTAAATGAGTACGAATGATTGGATGGCACTGGCAGTATCTAGCGTAACCATAATTGGTTCGTTAGTGGCTTCCGTGCGTTGGCTAACTAAGCATTACCTATCTGAGTTAAAGCCTGATGGGAATGGTGGCCACAACTTAGAAGGTAGAGTTGTCCGCATAGAGCAAAAATTAGACACGCTATACGAAATCCTTATATCTAAGAAGTAAGTCAGCCTTATCCCCTACCCTATGGCCATGAAGATGTGCGTGGTTGTACCCAGTAGGGGCAGGCCTGAAAATGCGGATCGGCTGGCCAAAGCCTTTATAGATACTAATACAGAAGCCGATCTTTATTTTATTGTAGATAATGATGATCCGCGTTGGGTGGAATATACAAACCATAACCGATACAAAGTTTTACCAGCGGATAATAAAACAGGTGGTTGTGCCGCTTCTCTTAATACCGGTGCGGTTTATCTGTTGGATATTACTAAGTTTCCTTTTTATGATTATTTTGTTTTCATGGGTGATGATCACTTACCTAGAACCGAAGGCTGGGATAAAGCCTTTATGGAAGCGTTAGCGCATAACACCGGTATTGTTTATGGTGATGATCTATTGCAAGGTGCTAACCTGCCAACAGCCTTTGGCATGAGCCGGGATTTAGTTAATGAGCTACGCGGTATGACATTCCCAGGTTGCATACATTTATTCTTTGATAACTTTGTAAAGCAATTAGGATTAGATTTAAATTACTTAAAGTTTTTACCTGATGTAATTATTGAACACCTACACCCAGTAGCAGGCAAGGCTGAGATGGATGAAGGGTATGCCAGGGTTAATCAACCTAAGTGGTATGAACAGGATTTACTTATACTGCAAAGATACTTAGCAAGCGCGGAGTATGCAGAGTTGGTTAGAAAATATAGATGAACATACTCATTACCGGTTCACATGGCTTTGTAGGCCGTGCCTTTAGGCGTGCGCTACCTTATGCCAATTTAACCTTAGTTGATTTAAAGCAAGGTGTTGATTGCCGTAAATTCTTTCAGCTAGAAAAAAAACAATATGATCTAGTAATACATTTAGCCGCATTAGTTGGTGGCCGGATGGTTATAGAAAATGAACCATTATCACTAGCTGTTGATCTTGCCATTGATGCTGAGTTTGCTACCTGGGCTATGCGAACCGAACAGCCTTATGTTGTGTACTTCTCATCATCTGCCGCTTATCCAATAGAGCTACAAACCCTGGCAAAGAAAAAGAAGTTAAAAGAGAAAGATATAAATTTTAACAAAATAGGTAAACCGGATATGACCTATGGCTGGACAAAACTAACCGGTGAAATGCTTATGAATTATTTGCGTGAAGAAGGTACAAAGGTATTAACCCTTAGACCATTTAGCGGTTATGGCACTGATCAAGACTTAGATTACCCTTTCCCATCAATTATTCAGCGTGCCATAATGAACTCAAATCCATTTAACATTTGGGGCAAGGCAACTACTACCAGGGATTTTATTCACATTGATGATGTGGTAGATGCAACAATTGAGATGGTTAAAAATGAGTGTAATCAAACAGTTAATTTATGTACCGGAAGGCCTACCACCTTTTTAGAGTTAGCAAAAATAGCAATGAGTACCCTGGGATATGAAAAGACATCTGCCAATAGATTCAAAATATTGACCGATAAGCCGGCAGGTGTGGCTTATCGCGTAGGTGATCCAACAATGATGAGCGATTACTACACGCCAAAAATAACCCTGGAAGAAGGCGTTGAGCGTGCCATTCGCGGATTAGTATGATCTAAAATTAGGGATACCATGACCCCAAAAAAACCCCGCAAAGTTACAAAGCGCAAACGCCGTACACCGCGCAAAGCTGATGCGTTAAACAAATTAGAAAATCATTACATCACATTAAACGAAATGTACAGAGCGGCCAAAGCCGCCGGTTTTAGTAGTGAAGTTGCATTTTGGTTAATAACAGAGCCAGGTGCATCACTACCTGATTGGGTCAATCCGAACAATAAACCAACTGAGATCATTCCCCGAATTGATCCAACAGAAGATGAGGATGATTATTAAACGCGATAAAACCTTTAATGCTAAATATTTAGTGGTGTCAGATTTGCAAGTACCCTTTCAATTTACAGAAGCCGTAATTAATTTAAAAAAATTGGTTAAGGCTTTTAAATTTGATTTGGTACTAAATGTTGGTGATGAAATGGATTTTAATACCATTAGTAGGTTTAGCGAAGGCCGTGCAGAATCTTTTATGCAAACACTAAATGAAGATCGGGAAACCTGCCAAGATATTTTGTACGATTTAAAAACACATGTAGTTAGCAGATCAAATCACTCAGATAGGTTATACAAAGCTATATCCCGAATACCTGGGTTAATGGAGTTGCCGGAGTTGCAGTATGCAAAATTTATGGGCTTTGATGATCTAGGCATACATTACGCAAAACAGCCTTACCCGATCCCTGGTACTAACTTTGTACTTTGTCATGGGGATGAGGGTGCTATATCTAAAATTGCCGGGCAAACTGCATTGAACATAGGCCGTAGGTGGGGGCGTTCAGTAATTTCGGGACACACGCACAGGCTGGGCTTTACATGCCACTCAGAAGCCTTTAACGGCCGTTTAGAGCGTGTTTTAGTGGGTATTGAGTGTGGTCATACTTGCGACATGAAAAAGATGGCTTATACGAAAGGCTACGCCAATTGGCAGGCAGGTGCGGTAATTATCCATATCAAGCGGGGCAATGTGAGCGCGGAGATGATCCCATTCAATGCTGATGGGTCATTTACAGCTATGGGTAAGGCTTTTGGGTGAGGTAGATCACATGACACACCCCTATGGCATATTGCATTTGTCAGTGGGCTAGTGTTTAATTGCATTTACAAACGCAATTGACCGGAAGGGGTTAATTATGAAAGCTACAAAGAACCAAATATGTAATTGTAATCAATACTGTTTAGACACAATCTGTATATCAAGTGATAGCAATCTACGCGTGCGTAAATGTTGGTGTGCTGATTGCAAAATTGTGCGTAAAGAAATTAAGGCTAACGCTTACAAGATGATTATGGTGAACGCATGATTATAGTTATTGAAAGCGTATTACAAACCAAGATTGATTTTAGGTATGTAAAAGATGAAGATAATTATGTTGCATCTACATCAAATGTATTAGGTGATTTCACATCATTTGGTAAAACACCTGATGATGCAGTGCGTAGATTAAAATCTAAATTGTTTGGTTTATTGGCTGAGTATGTACACAATCAGAAGGTGAACCACTAATGAAAATTACAAAGAATCAATTTGAAGCCTTAACTGATGCACAAATGGAATGGGCAACTGAACCGGATTGGCTAAGCCAAAAAGATAGGTTTGAAGATTCAATTTGTTGGTCACATCTGTTTATTTACTGGGTAGAAAATTATGCTTCTGCAATATTGGCTACTGAGTTTTTAAAGCAAAATAAATATGATTTTAGCATCTCTTTTGACAATGCTGTTGGTCAATATTGCTTTACAACCAACTATCGCGGGTCATGGGTTTACGCATGAACGCCGTAGCCTATGTAGAAAAGGGTTGGTTTGTACTACCACTTAAACCACAATCTAAAGAGCCATGTAAGTTTTTAAGGCATGGTTACCTTGATGCAAGCAATGATCTAACCACTGTACAAAGATGGTTTAAAGAAGAAGATCGCAATATTGGGTTGGCTATTGTGCAATCTAACTTAGTGGTTCTTGATTTTGATATACGCAATATAGCTTCAAGAACCCTATGGGAAGATTATCGCCGGCTATGTGTTAAGTCTAATACCCATACAGTTAAAACAGATAATGGATTTCACTTCTATTATGTAGCTGATAAGGATAAGCAATTTAAAGGCAAACTAATACCAGGTATAGATATTAAACATAAGGGTTATGTGGTACTACCACCATCAATACATCCAAATGGCAGTACATACCAGGTAATCAATGATGTTGATCCAGTTGCATTACCGGCTGAACTAGAAAAGGTGATGAGTTGGAATTAGTTAAATATGATAAACAATCAGGTGCTTATGTGGATGAAAAACGCAAGCACTTTGTAAAAGCTTCCCTGATCCGCCAACACGCCAAAAAGGCTATTGGTGCTAGGCAGATCAGAGGAAGGCTATCAGCCAAAATGGTTGAAGCCTATTGGTTAGACAAGTTCAAGGAAGCGGTGAAATATGAACTATGAAGTACTAGGGTGGTTAATCACCATCACATTGTTTGCATTGATTGGGGTAATGCTTACGGCAACCTGGATCATTGCAGTAGAAAATGGCTACGATAAAGGTTTTAAAAGTGGCTATAAACGCGGCACATTAGATGCCAAGCAATCAAGCGTAAAGGTACAAAGAGTTACAGTGAGTAATTATCCGACAACCAACCATCCAGCGTTGCGTGCTAAACAATTACAAGAAGATAATGATTACTTAATGGAAAAGGTTGTAAGCCTTTGGGATAGGGAGAACAAATAATGAACATGAATGATTATGTTGATGTAGCTGAGCGCATAGCCCAGTTGAAAGAGGCTTATCCGGAATCATCATTGCAACCCTATAACCCGAATAAACCTTATGAGATTGTGCAGGTTGAAGGTAAAAGTTATGTGGTTTATACAGCCGCCTGTTACCGCGATCCACATGATGTTCGCCCTGGGGTAGCCGTTGCCTGGGAACAAATCCCAGGTAAAGGCATGACCGCTGGTAGTGAACTTATGATATGTGAAACCAGTGCATGGGGTAGAGCGATAGTTGCGGCTATGAAAACTGCAACCAAGCGCGTTGCATCTAAGCAAGAAGTGATAGCGGCTCAGGCTAGGCAAACATGGGCAGTTACACCAACTGAGAAGTTGGATCAAGATTTATTAGCTAGGCCAGTTACGGAAGAACCCGTTAAAGCAATTTATGGTAGGCCTGGCAGTAAATCAGCATTGATGGAAAGGATTATGCGCCATCAGTTTGTAGAGGAATCAAAGCCTGATGTTGATCCAGTACCAATGAGTTTAGAACAGGTAGTTGATGCAGTTGCATCAGATGTACCTGCAATTCAGTATTGTGAACATGGTCAAATGATTCTTAAACAGGGAATTGCAAAGGGTCGTGGCACGCCGTATTACGGATACACATGCCCTAAAGGTTGTCCGGCTAAGTGGGCAACCATGAGCAAAGACGGCAAGTGGTTCTACCCTGGGGCAAGCAATGGGTGATATGGAAATGATTGATAAACATGGGGTCAAAGCTACATTCACTGATGCAGGTGTTGAATTAGATATTGTGCCATTTGATCAGTGTTGCCAATTTTGCAATGATCCACGCATATTAAGTCAAGATGGTTTGCGTAAATGTGTGGGTTGTGGGTGTAACAATGACACAGTTTGATTACATGGCATCATTTCATAAAGGTCATAAATACAATGAGTATGTAGCTGAGGTATTACAAAGCTTTGGTGTACCCAATGTATCTGTACCTGAACTATGGGATGCCAGTAATGCCCAGGAAAGATTAGATAAAACACTGAATGAAAAGGATGTGTTGGTGGATGATCTGATACTTGAAGTTAAAAGCCGTAATTTAAGCTTTAGATCAGGTTATGACTTTCCGTATGATCAGGTGATGGTTGATACAGTTAGTGGGTTTGATGCGAAAGTAGTCAAGCCCTGGGCTTATGTCATTGTGAGCCAAATCACAGAAGGTATGTTTGTTATTCCAACAGCTACTAAACAATATTGGACAATAAGAAGTTACCATGATGTTGATCGGGATATACAAGATAGGTTCTACATGACCAGTAGAAGGCATTGCAGGCCATTTGTAGAAATGGTTGATCTGTTATTGGAAAGAGCGCATGAACGAACCAATCAGATGTGATCAATGTGGTTCATGGATTATGAGAGATGATCCGTGCCTTACATGTAAGTTATTGGATAAAGCCAAACACGCCGGTTATTAGACTAAATTTGAAAGTTGGTGTTTATGTTGTATCTTTTATCCCAGGGGGCTAAACGAAACTCAGTTATACAGGGTATTCAATTGCCATCTTCTCAGCCAACTCAGGCATCCAGCCGTGGGGGGGGTTTGGGGGGGGCATCACAAAATCTAGTTACCAGGGTATCCAATAAAAAACTAAAAACAGTTATATTGGTTTTAATAATATTATTGATAAATATTAAACCCGCTTTTGGGTTACCCCACTATAAGCCAAATCATTACAAGCAATATATTTACATTAGTTTGAAATACGATATTGAACAGACCTATTGCCTAATTGAGCTATATCACCATGAAAGCCGGTTTAACCCCAAAGCGCGTAACGGTAGTCATTATGGGATTCCACAGGGCAGATCAGAATATTTAAAAACAGTGGGTGGCATAGAACAAATTGAATGGGGAAAGCGTTATATTGGCCACCGGTATGGCTGGATAGATGAAAAGGCCGGAATACCTGATGCTTGCAAGGCATTACAACATTGGGCTACGAAGGGATGGCATTGAAAGATACTGAAAAAATTACAATTGGGGTTACATCACCCGGGTTTGTAGTAACAGACTTTATGACTAGCATTTTAGATGTGGCTAGATCACAAAAACAGTTAGGGCAGTTTATTAGCCTACAAGGATCAGGTGTTATCAGTAGGTTACGCAATCAGATTGTTGCAACCTTCTTAGAAAAAACCACAGATGATTGGCTATTACAGATAGATACAGATCAGAGATTTACTGTTGATCACTTTAAGAAGTTAGTAGCCGCGGCAGATAAGGACAAGCGGCCTATTGTGTCAGGTGTGGTGCATGGTGGTTGGGATGTGGGTGAGCTGTATTTAGAGCCAGTGCCTTGCATCTTTAAGTTAGGTACAGATAATGGATTGTATGCAGTACATGATTATGAAGAAGATAGCATCATTGAAGTAGATGCCGCTGGCACAGGTGCAATCATTGTGCATAGGTCAGTGTTTGAAAGGTTTGTAAAAGAAGCTGATGATACACATCAGGGTAGTAAGTGGTGCTTCTACCAGGATATGCCATTGCATAAAGAGTGGGTGGGTGAAGATTTGTTGTGGTGCATTAGAGCTAAGAGCTTTGGGTATAAACTATATGCACACACCGGCGTACAGATGGATCATCAGCGCAAGATGTGGATAGGTGCTAAACAGCACAAAGACTTTGCACGCTTTAGGCGTGCAAGATTACAGAGTGAGGAACAGATTAATGGCAATAATAAATAGTCAGGTAGCAGTAACTACAACAAGTCAATCAATAATCAGCGTGGATAATGTACAAAGAGATGTACTGTTACATGCTAAACATGCAGTGTACATTGGCAATAGTGGTGTGACATCAAGCAATGGTTACCTAATGGACAATGGTGATGAAGTTAGGTTGTCATTAACAGAGGGTGAAGATTTGTGGGCTGTAAGTGGTTCAGGTACAGGCACGCTTCATGTGTTGGTAAGTAAGGTAGATTAAATAAAAATGGCCGTTTTTTCCTATTTTGAGCGTGTGCACAATACGCCGCCGTGCAGGTTTTCTCTCTCCCCGGCGCATCCAAAATTGTGCAGAAAAAAACTAATTAAAAATGAAAACTTTAAAAAGTAGAAAATATAATGGGAACTATAAGAAAATCAGAGAAATTGTTTTGGCTCAAAAACCAAAATGTTTTTACTGTAAAAAGGCTGTCGCAACCACACTAGACCATGAACCACCCATTGATTCCTTTCCGTCACCGGAACTTTGGGTGGGTTCATTAAGGCCAGCATGTTCAAGCTGTAACTATTCAAGGGGTGCAAAATATGGAAATGCAAAACGCAAAGCAATTAAAAATAGTCGCAAGTGGTAAGCCTAAAAAAAAGTTAGGCCGGCACACTTCCGCTATGGTCAAATCATTGCAAGGCCGTAATGATATTGATGATGTTAAGCGTGAAATGTTATTAGGTTTAGCACGCGCCTGGGATCGTATTGAAGAATCCGGTAAAGGTGGCCATACCATTCCATCCATATCTAAAGAGTTGCGTGAGATATGGGATTCATGTGCATTACCTGATGAGGATGATATATTTGAATAAATCCTTATGTACGCCTAGATGGGCATCATTAAGAGATGAAGCATGTGAAACAGATGGCGATAAATTAGCCCAGGTAGCAAAATTATTAGGCTTTGATTTGTTTGATTGGCAACGCTATGTAGCTGATGTAGGTTTAGAAAAAGATTCAACTGGGTTGTACAAGTACAGGTCTGTATGCGCTCAGGTAGGTCGCCAAAACGGAAAAAGCAAACTTATTGAAACGCGTATTGCTTATGAACTATTACAACCTAAAAGACATGTTGCCTATACAGCTCAAGATCGTAATATGGCTAAAGGTAAATGGGAAGAACATTTACTAAGTTTTCAGATGTCGCCTAAGTTTGCTAAACGCATTGCTAGGGTATCAAGGGTTAATGGCAGTGAAAAGATATACATGCGTAATGGCTCAACTTATGGAATTGTTACACCTAATGATAAAGGTGCACGCGGCCTAAGTTTAAATCTTATGGTTATTGATGAAGCATTAACCCATCCACTATCACTTATAGCTAACTTACAGCCAACCCTTGCAACTAAACGCAATGGTCAATTATGGATTTTATCTAATGCCGGCAGGCCTGGAGAATCAGAGTTATTAGAACATTACCGGGAGATAGGCCACCGCGAAATAGCCGAACCACAAAACAAACTGGCATGGTTTGAATGGTGTCCATCAACAGATGACTTTGATTATATGGATCAAGAAGTGTGGTATCAGGCTATACCTTCATTGCATGAAGAAAAGGGTGTATTGCTAGATGCAGTAAAAGAAGCCGCTACAACTAACAGCCCTGAGATATTTACAAAAGAATGGTTAAATGTTTGGCCATCAAGGGATGCAGTACAGGTGATCAATACTGAATTGTGGGATTCTTTAGCTAGAACAGATATTGCAGTAGGCAATCAAATTGTGTTTGGCGTGGATATATCGCGTGAGCGTGATAAGGCTTCTATTGGTGCATCAGGCTTAGTAAGAGATTTTACGCCGGTTGAGTTGATTGAATGTAAAGAAGGCACATCATGGGTATTACCACGCCTAGTTGAGTTATGTAAGAGATATAACACAAAGGTAGTAATTGATACTGGATCACCAGCGGCTTCACTTATAGCTGAACTGGAAAAGGAAAACATAGGCGTTATGTCTATCCACTTGCGTGATTACGCTATGGCATGTTGTTCATTTTATGATGCAGTACAAGCTAAAACTATATGCCACCTGGATGATCCCAATTTAAAGACAGCTATTATGGGTTCAACTAAACGGTCATTGGGTGATTCCTGGGCATGGAATCGCCAAAGCACAACTAACATCACGCCACTTGTAGCGGTTACGCTGGCACGCTATGGTGTAGTAACAAAAATAGAAGATCAGCCCGTTGCAAGGAGTAAAATCTACTAATGAAATACATACCATCAGTTTTACAAGTAATAGGTTCTTTACTAATAGTTGCAGGTGTCGCAACAATTAGCCCACTAATCGCGGTAATATTATCAGGTGCATTTTTAGTTTTATTTGGAATTGCTTTGGAAAACAGAGGTAAATAATGCTAGGCCGATTGCTTAAAAGACAAATTCAATCATCTATGGTTTACACATCTTCCGGGTATGTAGATTCTTTAGGTAGGGTTGGCCGATTCTTTGAAGGTAATTGGGCAGGTGCTTATGTAGATCAAAACACCGCTTTAGGAATCCCGGCAATTTACCGCGGCATAACTTTAATCAGTGATGCGATTGGTGCGCTTCCACTTTGTGCATATCGCAATAAGCGCGAAGTATTACCAACACCACAAATTTTAATGCGCCCAGTGCCAACTGAAACCCGGATGGAAACAATTAGTGCAATGGCGGCCGCTTTAATTATTCATGGTAACTATGTTGCAGTATTAGGTGAACCAGGTGCTAATGGATTGCCTGATTCAATTTATCCAGTATCACCGGATCGTGTACAAGTAAGTACTGACAAAGGCAGAATCATTTACAAGATTGATGAGCGTACTTACGATCAATCAGAGATTATGCACATTAAGAATTTTACTTTGCCAGGTGATTTAGTTGGTAAAGGTATATTGGCTGTTGCTAAGCAAGCATTGGGTAAAGAGATTGCAATCAATGAATACGCATCAAGATACTTTGATGGTGGCGTAAATCCAACAGCGGTTATTAAATCTGCAAACCCTGATCTATCACAAGAAGAAGCTGATGCGTTAAAGAGCGCAT